TTTAAAATCGCAATGACGCGCCAACAACAATAATAAATAATTAAATAAATAGCATCGGTTTCAAGGCTCTGCTTGCCTAGCATCGGTTTGATTAGGCTCTGCTTGCCAAGTAATGCTCAATAATATTCAGGAGTCAATAGCGAGACAACGAGCGAAGTGGGGGTAGTTCAGCACAGACCGCAAGTCGGTTGCCATATCCAACAACAGCATAAAGTCCCGTTCGTCCTCGGGGGTGAGACCATACCGAGCGAAGAGGAAAGCATAAGTGGGTTCACCACAACGGTGGGAAGCACCGCTATGCAAGTGCCATTCTGGGATTGGAGCAGCACGACTGGTACTGCGCTTACAAACAAATCTCAGATAAGGGCCGAGGAAGGGGACATGCGCGTTTGCCTTCAACAGGCTACGGGCAACCCCAGCCGGGTCGAACTTATCGGAGGAGGTGGAGAAGGGCAATCGGCTTAACACACGGAAAGGCTTTGAGGCGGGAACGATCTTCCCAGTGGAGTCCGGCCACAACAACAATTGGCAAAATTCCACTTCCCAAGAGTGCTCTGAGAAAGTGTAATCACTAACAAACCCCAGAGGCTCAAGCTTCTCAACAAAACCGACCAAGCCGAGTGCATAGGAACGGGCACTAACGCGCATCCAGTCATCGCCATTTACGAAAATGGCTGATTGGGTGGGAACAGGTGGCCCAAACACGTGTAACATAGAAGCGGAGTTGCGGAACACACTATCAAGAGAGGTCTTACCAAGGCCAGAAGCCATGGTATCATCGACGTCTATCTTGACGGGAAAACGCTGGGCACGGCCATGGACACCGGCTGTCCCACACAACACTTCGCGGTACAAATGGTGCTCACAATATTCCAATTGCACTTCTTCCACTTCTTCTCCTATCTCACCTCGTCGCTTCGTCTCAAACCTGCTCTGGTCGCCATGCTCGAACACAGGGTCGTGCATGGTTGCCAGACAGTAGTCTATCATGGCGCCGAAGTCTTCATAATCCATACCGTTGACCCAGACGATCATGTCAAGAGGCTGAACAATGGGGGAGTAGAGGTGACGCTGAGCGGCACGCACTAGTTCACCCACACGAGAAAAGACAGGACCGAGGGCAACTGCGACGACGGGTTTCATGGCTACGACCAAACGAGGATCAATGTCCGGGACACCGTCCACTGTGACATTGGCACTTTTCTCAATCTTGAGAAAGGGTGCACCTAACAAGTCGTGGGAGGATAAACGCTTGTGTTTATGAGCCTCCCAAGCGTTGAGGTACGTCGGTCGTTGCTTAATAGGGTACCGCTCCACCCAGTGTTGAACCAGTTCATCAGTCAACACCACGGGATCGTCCAAAAAGAAGTGTGCAGTAGCGGGCGACTCGCGACATTGGGCGCACAGTGCAGGCCAGACACCTAGTTCAGGTTCTGGTTGGGCTGCGAGCACACGCGCGCGGGCGCCGGCAATGAAAGCTTCTTCAGTGTTTGGAGTAGTCGTGGGAACAAAGCCAGCAAAAGCGGGCAAGTGTTGAGTGAGGACAGGCTGCACAGGGAGGCGGATGTCGTCGGACGGCAGGAGTGTCAAGCGGGCTGACTCTGCCATTGGGGGAGG